ATTGCAGATCGAGGGGATATTGTTAAAATTGTAAAAATCATAAATGGTGGAGATATGGGCTTACAAGATACAATTAATAACTACAAAAAGTATCTTGAATGGTTCAAAGCAAAAGGATTCTAATATTCAAAAACTCATATTAGCATGGAAAAATTAAAAATATATTGGAGAGAAATTGCTATTGCTGTTCTTGTACTTATTGGAATACTATACTTTGTTTTCAACAAGAAAGAAGAAATTCCTAAAACAGAAGCGGAAATAGCAAATGAAAAAGTGATTGAAACAGTGAAAAAACTTTCAGAAGCACAAGAAGAATACAATGCAATTCTTAATGAAAAGAAAGCTAAACTGGAAGCAGAAGCTGCTGAAATCCAAAAAATGGAAGAAGCTATTTCTGTTAAAATACAAGAGAGTAAAACTACAACAGCTAAATTAACGAACACAAAAGATGCACTTAAAGCAAAATATAAGGTGGGTAGTCCTTACGATAGTAGCAAGCTTGATAAGCTTTTGTTCGATTTCACAAACAAAACCAAAAACAAGACTAATTGAAGAAAGAGTGTTGTATTCAATTTTAGAAGACAATTTTAGAAAAGATACACTCATCACTCTTCAAGATAGTATCATCACTTCTCAAGCAAATACAATTGTATTTTTAGATACAATGACTAAGTATGTGTTGAGTAGAATTTTAAAGCAAAAAGAAATCAATGATAAAGCTCAAGCGGAAGAATTAAGAAATGCAGAAATAGCATACGAAACCAAAAAACAATTACAACTAAAGTATGCAGATGTAATTGGTAGTATGGGTAGATTATTGCGACAAGCAGCAGGCGAAAATAAAGACTTGGCGATTGCAGGTATATTATTAGAGCAGGCTTCTGCAGTAGCATCAATTGCAATTAACAGTCAAAAGAATGCAGCAAAGGCTGGATACTTAACACCAATTGGTATTGCTGAATTAGTTGCAGGAGGTATTGGTATTACATCTGCTATTCTTGCAGCAAAGCAAGGTATTGATGCTATTAATGCTTCAGGAGTTCCAGGAGGTAGTGGAGGCGGTGGAGGTATGACTGCACCAGCAGCTCCAAGATTTAACGTTGTAGGGACATCAGGAGTTAATCAAATTGCTCAAACCATAGGCAGAGATCAAGCTCCAGTTAAGGCTTATGTAGTGGCAAACGATGTAACATCAGCACAAAGTTTAAGCCGAAACATAGTAAGCTCTGCAAGTTTAGGATAGTGAAAATAAAACAAGGGTATTTTATAAACGTTTATGCGATATGAGAATAGTAGAATTAGTAATTGAAAAGGACCTTGACGGCATTGATGCCGTTAGCTTAGTAGATGCTCCAGCTATTGAAGAGAACTTTATTGCTTTGGCTAAAGAATACAAAATGGATTTGGCTGAGGTAGATGCAGAGAAACGCATTTTGATGGGTGCTGCATTGATTCCTAATAAGCAAATCTACCGTAAGCACGGCAAAGATGAGTTCTATGTTTTCTTCTCAGAGAACACAGTTAAGAAAGCAAGCGAATTATTCCTACAAAATGGCAATCAGTCAAACGCTACCTTAGAACATAAGACTAAATTTGATGGTGCAACTGTAGTTGAATCTTGGATAATTGACAATCCTGAAATGGATAAGTCTAAAAACTACGGATTCTCATTGCCAAAAGGAACTTGGATGATCTCAATGAAAATTGAAGATGACAAAGTTTGGAGTGATGCTAAGGATGGCAAGTATAAAGGCTTCTCAATTGAAGGGTATTTTGCAGATAAATTAGAAATGTCACTTCAAGATATTGAAGCAGAGAATTTAATTAATGAAATAATAAACATTTTAAACGATGGCAAGTAAAAAAACAAGTCCACAAGCAAGCAACAATGAGGCTTGTCTTTGTGAAGATGGCACTTACTCAAAGGAGTGTTGCAAAGGGGAAGAAATCAATCAAGGCATCGGTGCTTTGGTAGGTCAAGGATCTTCATTAGTAATTAATACAAACGAGCCAAGAACGGTGGGTTCTGGAAGCTAGTAAATTAAAACAAATAAATAAATGGAATACAAGAACAAATTAAACCAAATCAAGGCACTTTTGTCTTTAGAGGTTAAACTTGCTCAGATGAAGCTAGAAGACGGCATTACTGTCGTTGAAGCAGAATCATTTGAGCCTGAATACTCTGTGGGAATTGTGACTCCAGATGGTATCGTACCGATGCCAGTAGGAGAGTACGAATTGCAAGATGGTTCAATGGTAGTTGTAGAAGTTGAGGGAATCATTGCTTCAATCGGCCCTAAAGCTGAAGAGGAAGAAGTAGCTCCTGAGGCTGAAGCAGCACCTGCACCTGAAGAAGTAGTTGCACCAGAAATGGAAGCATCTCCATCTGCTCCACAACCTAAAAGAATTGTTGAGTCAGTTTCGAAAGAATCTTTCTTTGAAGCACAAGTTGCTGAATTGAAAGCTGAGATTGAAGCGTTAAAATTAGCAGCTCAACAAAAAGAAGAAGAAGTTCAATTAGCATCTCAAGAAGAGGCGGCTGAGCCAATCTCATTTAACCCTGAATCAGCTATCAAACCTGAAGGTTTCAGATATGCAAAGAATCGCTCTAAAGGAGTTCAAGATTCAGTCTATAACAAATTATTCAACTAAAATTAATTAAATAAGAAATGGCAACTACAACGTCAATCACTACAACTTACGCTGGCGAGTTTAAAGATAAAATTATCGCAGCGGCATTATTGTCATCTCCAACTATCGACAACGGTGGTATTGAGATCAAACCAAACGTAAAGTACAAAGAGGTAATCAAGAAAATTGCTACTGATGCAATCTTGAAAGATGCTACTTGTGATTTTACTGCAACTTCAACAGTTACTCTTACTGAGCGTGTTTTACAACCAGAAGAATTTCAAGTGAACTTACAACTTTGCAAGAAAGATTTCCACTCTGATTGGTTATCAGCTCAACAAGGTTACTCTGCATTTGATGTTTTACCAAAGTCTTTCGCTGATTTCTTAGTTGCTCACGTTGCTGCTAAAGTTGCTGCTAAAAACGAAACTAACATCTGGACTGGTGTAACTGCTAACGCAGGCGAATTCAATGGTATCATGACATTATTAGCTGCTGATGCTGCATTGCCAACTGCTAACGAGGTTGCAGGTACTACGGTTACTGCTTCTAACGTTGTTGCTGAATTAGGCAAAATCGTTGATGCTATCCCTTCTGCTCTTTACACTAACGAGAACTTATACTTATACGTTTCTCAAAACATCGCTCGTGCTTACGTTCGTGCTTTAGGTGGATTTGGTGCTTCAGGCTTAGGTGCTAACGGTACTAACGCTCAAGGAACTCAATGGTACAATAACGGATCATTATCATTTGATGGTGTTAAAATCTTTGTTGCAAACGGTTTAGCTTCTAACACAGCTTGTGCTACATTGAAAGACAACTTATACTTCGGTACTGGCTTAATGACAGATATGACTGAGGTTAAAGTTATTGATATGGCTGACATTGATGGCTCTCAAAACGTTCGTGTTGTAATGCGCTTAACTGCTGGTGTTCAATACGGAATCGTTGAAGACATCGTGACTTACGGTATCACTAACTCAGCTAACTAATAGCAAATAAAAAAGCACCTCGTTAATTCGGGGTGCTAATTTTTAATTTTTTAAATAACATCAATATGCCTTGCGATATTTCATTAGGACGCATTGAGCCTTGCAAAACTAGTACCGGCGGTTTAAAAGCCGTTTACTTTGTGAATTGGGGCGATGCAACTGGCTATACTTATGATAGCACAGACACCGATGTGATTGATGCAGTAACTGGAACACCCTCAGCTTATAAATATGAGATTAAGGGAAACTCTAGCTTCGAGCAAACAATTACTTCTAGCCGTGAAAACGGTACAACTTTCTTTGAGCAAACGTTAAGCGTTACTTTAAAGAAATTATCTATTGCAGATCACAAGCAAATCAAATTATTGGCTTATGGCCGTCCGCAAGTTATCGTAGAAGATAACAACGGGAACTTCTTCTATGCTGGTCTTCAGCACGGAATGGAAGTATCTGGCGGTACGATTGTAACTGGTGCAGCGATGGGAGATTTATCAGGATACACTTTGACTTTGACTGGACAAGAGCCAGTTCCTGCAAACTTCTTGGGAGCTACATTGTCATCTGCTGGCTTTACGGTAGTGACTGGATCTTAATTAAGATTGTTTTTTGTGATGATTTGAAAGGGGGACTTGATTGTCCCTCTTTCCATTTAAAAACAAAGCCATTCAAAAAACGTTTATAGAATGTGATAGTATTAAAAGAAATAGGAACGGCACAAACGGTGCGCTTTATCCCTACTCGAAGAAGTAGCGGAAATTCTTTAATTTTAAGAAACGAAACGACAAACGAATCTACCACCTATTCCATCACGACAACTGCAAGCTCTTACTATTCTACATTCTCAAAAATCCTCACTTTATTAGAAGGGCATTTTTATGAGATGACTATTTTGGATGGGGAAGAATTAGTTTATCGTGATAAAGTATTCTGCACAAATCAAACGATTGCAACGTATTCAATCAATAAAGATGAATATGTAGAAAGCACTCAAAACATAATTTTCTATGAGTAACGTTCACGTTTTCAATTTTGAATCGCATAAACCGCCAACGACAACAGAATCGAAAAGAGATAACTGGGTGGAGTTCGGTGATGACAACAATTACTTTCAGTATTTGATTGACAGATACAATAATTCGACAACGAATAGCGCAGTCATAAACGCAATCACTAAGCTTATTTATGGTCGTGGCTTAGATGCTACGGATTCAAATAAGAAGCCGAATGACTATGCTCAGATGAAGATGTTATTCCGTGCTGAGGTATTAAAGAAAGTAATCCAAGATGAGTATTTACTTGGGCAAGGATATTTCCAATTAATCTACAATAAGCAAGGAAATGCAATTGTAAGAGTTGAGCACATTCCAGCTCAGTTGATTCGTGCTGAAAAATGCAATGATAAAGGAGAAATTACTGGATATTATTACTCTGATAATTGGGAAGAGACTAAAAAGTTTCCACCTAAAAGAATACCTGCATTTGGATATGGAGATAAGAAGCTAGAATTGCTTCGTGTTGGGGAATATAGTGTTGGACAAAAGTATTATTCAAACGTTGATTATATTGGTGCAGTTCCTTATGCTAAATTAGAAGAGGAGATTGCCGATTTCTTAATTAATGATGTGCAACACGGATTTTCTCCTACTTCT